CTTAAATTTTGTTGTGTTAGTTGTTTATTCATCAAACCCTCTATAATCTTTATACCAAGTTTCAATATTATCCTCTGCATACTCATACATTTTTAATTGATTATAAAACCAAAGTGTAAGTTTAAGTTTATTATGTTTAAGTTCTTCTCTCACACCTGTTAAAGTTCCTATTGGTTTATCTCTCAACATATTCATTTTTATTTTATGATCATAACAATTGCTCATATTTTCCTTTCTATTTGTTTAAAATATTATTGAACCTAATACAAAACCTACTACAAAGCATATCCATTCTCGTCTGTAGTGGAGCTCTAAAGCTTTCCATTCGTTCTTTGTCTTACCTAGTATTATCATTGTTCCTCACTTTCTGTTTTATTTTATCACTTACGTCTTTGAAATCCATCCATAAATAGAATTTACATTGGTATTTTTTTTCCAATATCTCTGTGATTGATTTGTAGTCTTTAGCTTTCATTATTTACCCCCTAATATATCTTGTAATTCAAAATCCTGGTCTAGCTGGTCCATGATTTCTTTTCTTAATTGATTTTGAAATTGTAAGTCTTTAGTCAAATAAGGACTATCTTGACTTGCAACTTGTAAAACAAACTCAATCGCTTTTGAGATTTGTTCTTTTGTGTATGTGTTTTTCATTGGTTTTTTTTTCCTTTCTATTATTTGTTTTCTTCAGCTAATTGTAGCACTTTATAAAAGTAATCAGTTTCATAAAGATGTTTTAAGGTTTCTCCATGCTCATTAATTTTATTAATGCTAAATTTAGAGCGACCCTCATGGTCCTTAAACTTTCTTCTATTTAAAAAGAAAATTTGTAAGGTGTGGTTTGAGTATGAAGGTGCAATGTCATCATGCCATGTTGAGTTTTTAAAACCTAACTCTTCAAGTTTTGAAACATCGCAGCTTAAATCATAATCTTCATCAAACCATTTTACTGTTGAGTTTTTCATTGGTTTTTTTTTCCTTTCTATTTATTGTTTTATTTCTTTTTCTCTTCCTATGTTTTTAGCTATATATTTAAACCATTGCTTGTCTTCTTCGTGCATATCTTTGTATTCATCAAGCAAATCTTCAAAGCTACCCTCTATTCCTTCATATGGCGAAGTATAGAAACTGTAGAGCTCATCGCCATCACTCATTGCAACTTGATACTCATTGTTAGTTAAGAAGACGTAACCGCTATTCATATTGAAAGCTAATCTTACCCCATCATTTTCAAAATCTTGAGGCAATCCGTTCTTCTTCCATGCTGCAAATATTTCTTTCGCTTCGTCTTGTTCTCTGTAGCCGAAGTCCGCAAGGTTTTCTGTATATCCATTCATTGTTTTATCCTTTCTTTTATAGTTTAATTGTTATTGAAGTTATTTTACCATCTTTATTGTAGTTTGCTTTTACTTCATAACTACCATCACCGTATAAAGTAGGTACAACTACACCTTTTTCTATGTATCTCGGATACATTAATGCAGGATTTGATGGGTCAATAGGCGGTAAACTGACACCTAATTGTTTCGGATGTTTACCATCCTCATCAAATATACAACTTACATCCTCGTCTTTGATGGGATGAGGGTCCTTAAATTTAACATTACAAGGGTCTGTGATTAGTAATGACCCACTGTCTACTCCTATGCTTCCTATTATTTTTTTCATTTGTTTTTTCCTTTCTTTGTTTAGTTATACTCTATGTATAGATTTATAAAAGTCAAACATAAAGTTTATTGGTTTTTTTTTAGACACCTTCTGTTGCGACAAGCATATGAATAGCATGGTCGATAAACTCATATAAGTTTGTATTATAAAAAGGTGTGAAATTTTTTTCCCCTTTCCACACTTTTACATCCTCAATATCTTTCATAACCTCATCAATATTACGACTTTGTTTTTCTTTTTTTGTCATAAATGGTTCTAAATAGTGAAAATCTATTTCTAATGAGTAACCATTATTGTACGAGTTAAGAACTCTTCGAGCATAAAAATAAGTACCTTTGTGTCGTTCAAATTTAAGTTTGCCATTTCGAAAAGTCTTGATCGCATAGATTTCAGATATTTCATCTACGTTAATTTGTTCACACTCATCAACTAGAGCATTTAACTCGTATAAGATTGCTTTTTCTTTTATCATTATTTTAACCCCTTTCTTTTAAGTATATAGTTTTCTATTTCTTCAGAAATTATTAGGTAACCGCATTTGTCCTTAGGAGAGTCTTTAAACTTCACATGAACATCTTCCATTATCTTAGCATGGTCTGACATAGCTTTATTAAACTCCTCTTCACTATCAAAACCTGTAACTTCTTTTATTAGTTTATTTTCCTCTGTCATTTTATTTTCCTTTGTTTGTTTTTTTATCATAACCATATTGTATACTTATATATTTGTGAAGGTCAATACAATTTGTATACTTTTTTTAAAATAATTAAATTCATTGGTGGCGTTGTAAAATTGCAACAGTGTGTGGTATTTTTACAACATTACCAATAGACTTAATATATTATGAAATATAAAAATATATTAGTGAAAGAGTTGTATTCGAGGAAATACAGAAACAGAATTAAAAGAAGTAAAAAAGGAAAGGGAAGTTTTAAAAGATTGAAGAAGGTAAAAGCTGAAAGAGAATAGACAGAAAATAAAAACGTTGAGCGCTCAGCGAATTTGAAGATTGAAAGAAGGAAAGAGAAAAGAAGAAAGTAATAAAGAAGAAAGGAATGGTTGAGATGTTGCTATTCTATTACGCAAGGCGTTGCGTTGCCTTCGCATTAGACATCGGTTTAGAATCATTCTAAACAATTCATGCACCTATTAGAATTATTTTTTATTATTACCGATAACTCTTTACTTATCGAAACACCACAGCATATAAATATTGTAGAGATTGACGACATTTTTTAAAAGTCAGGTAGGGGGTATACCCCACAATGCGACCGCCATATTATACGTATATATACATGGGACTCGAGGACTCCCTTATACACACAGCTATTCACTCCTTGCCAAACAACTTCTTTTAAACTAGATGTAGTATATGAACTATTTTTCATCAGAAGATATGGATTGCGTTTGCTACATTGAAGAAAAAACCAACAATGTAGTAATCAAATTCTTTGGTATGCCTAATAGAGACTCTGCGGATCTATTTACAATCTACGTTATGAACAAACTAGGTTTTGATTACTTTCCTCTGAATGAGAATATGCAAAGCAAGGAAATTCACTAATGAAAAAAAATATGAATGCTTCTTGCGAAGCAAGCAAAGAAATACACTAATGTATGGAAATCAAGATCCCCTATACACCAAGACGACACCAGGCTCATCTACATAAACAAATATCAAGATTTAGATGGAATGTGCTTGTATGCCATAGAAGGTTCGGCAAAACAGTATGTATGATCAATCATCTCATACGTTCAGCTTTGTTATCAAAGCAAAAGAATCCAAGGTTTGCATACATAGCTCCAACCTTCAAACAAGCAAAAAGCATTGCATGGGATTACATGAAACAGTTCACTGCAAAAATTCCATACACAAAATTCAATGAAACAGAACTAAGGGTAGATCTGCCTAATGGCAGCAGAATAACATTACTTGGTTCAGAAAACTCAGATGGTCTAAGGGGGATATACCTAGATGGGTGTGTGATCGATGAGTACGCAAATGTAAACAGTAAGCTATTCCCAGAGATCATTAGACCTGCACTATCAGACAGAAAGGGGTACTGCGTGTTCATAGGTACACCTGCTGGAATGAACAACAACTTTTACGAATTATTTCAACACGCACAAGGTGCAGAAGATTGGTTCTCCTACAAGGCAAAAGCATCAGAGACAAAGATAGTCGACCAAGAAGAATTAGATAAAGCAAAAGAAGTTATGGGTGAAAAGAAGTACATGCAAGAGTTTGAATGTGATTGGATTGCCAACATTGAGGGTGCAGTATATGGAGACATCATTGCAAAAATGGAAGATGATAAGCAGATTGCAAGAGTACCTTATGATCCCTCACTGCCTGTCAACACTGCATGGGATTTAGGAGTCTCCGACCACACAGCGATTATATTCTTTCAACAATTAGGTAGAGCAGTAAACATTGTTGATTATTACGAGGAACGAGGTCAAGGGTTGCCGCATTATGTACAAGTCATCAAAGACAAAGATTACATCTACCAAGACCACTTTGCACCACACGACATCGAAGTTACAGATTTTTCAAATGGAAAAACGAGACGAGAGGTTGCTTATCAACTTGGTGTGCGGTTTAAGGTTGTGCCAAAAATCCCACTCGAGGATGGTATCCACGCAACTTCCATGACCTTGCCAAGATGCTATATTGATGTTGACCATTGCAAAAAACTA